AATATATTATTTCTACATCTAGCACTACATCGCAAACTGCTGGTGATTATAGATGGGACGCAATAATTAAAAGAACTTCCGATAATGTTGAACTAATAATTGAAGATGGTTACAGCACTATTTTAGATAATGCTGTTAGAAGTCATGCAAAAATAGTATTTGATTCAATTTGCGCTGTTATTGAAAACAGAGCATCAATAGATCAGTCCTCAATGTCTATTGCTGGTAGATCGCTTTCAAGAATGTCTATAGATGAACTATTAACCTTTAAAGATAGATATAAGGCTGAATGGTTAAAAGAAGTAAAGATGGCAAGAATTAAAAACAATCAAGGTTCAGGCAACACTATAAAAGTTAATTTTGGGAAGATTACATAATGGCTTGGTATGACAATATATTTGGAAGAAATGCATCCAAAGATAAAAAAAGAAAGGCATACGCTAGAAGTTATACAGGTGCAAATACTGGAAGGCTTTTTGCAGATTTTTTAACAACTTCTGCAAGCGCTGACGCTGAGATAAAAGATAACATAAGAATTTTAAGAGATAGAGCAAGAGAATTAGCAAGGAACGATAGCTATATTGCAAGATACTTAAATTTAATGGTATCTAATGTTATCGGTAAGCATGGCGTAAGAATTAGCAGTAAAAGTAGAAATGACAATGGCTCATTAGACTTAGCTGCTAATCAGCTCATAGAAACAGCTTGGAAAGAATGGTCACAATTAGGAAATTGTACTACCAATGGAAGATTGTCGTTCTTAGATTGCCAAAAGATATTTATTGAATCTTTATGTAGAGATGGTGAAGTTCTAATAAGAAAAATAAAAGAACCAAGCTCACCCTTTGGCTTTCAATTACAGTTTTTAGAAGCAGATCATTTAGACGAAAATAAAAATGATGTTTATAAAATTAATGGAAACCGCATTAAGATGGGTGTAGAGGTAGATAAATATGACAAACCAGTTGCTTATCATTTATTTAAAGACCATCCTTATGACAGAGATTATTTAAGTCAAAATCAGCACATTAGAGTACCAGCCGATGAGATTATCCATGCTTACTTACCTGCTAGAGCTGAACAGACTAGAGGTGTTTCTTTGGTAGCTACTGCAATGGCTAATGTGAAGATGTTAAATGGTTATTTAGAAGCTGAAATAGTAGCTGCAAGAGTTGGCGCATCTAAAATGGGTTTCTTTACCTCTCCTGATGGAGATGGATATGTTGGAGATGGTGAATATTCTGATACTTTCAATCCATCAATGAACGCGCAAGCTGGTGTATTTGAACAGTTGCCAGCAGGTATGGACTTCAAATCGTTTGATCCTACCCACCCAACATCTGCATTTGATTCATTTACAACTAGTGTTTTAAGAAGTATCGCTTCAGGTTTAAACATTTCATACCATTCGCTTTCAAATGATCTTACTTCAGTTAATTATTCAAGCATTAGACAGGGTGCTTTAGAAGATAGAAGCATGTATCAAATCTATCAACAGTTTGTAATTGAGCATTTTGTGAACCCAGTCTTTCAGTCTTGGTTAGAAATGGCTATATCAACAGGTTATATTAACTTGCCAATGGGTAAATTTAATAAATTTTCCAAATCAGTAAACTTCATACCTAGATCATTTGCTTGGATTGATCCTTTAAAAGAAATGCAAGCCAACGTAATAGGTTTGCAAAATGGAACTATGACTTATGCTGATATTAGTGCTAGTTATGGTAGAGATACAGAAGAATTATTTGAACAGCATCAAAAAGAAATAGAATTAGCTAAACAATATGATATTGAACTAGCTTATCAACCATTTGGTCAAAAACTACCTGTAGAAGCAAAGATACAGGGTGGAGATGATGACGATGCCTAGTCCAAATGCAGGAATGAAAGCTGAAGCGCAAAAGGGTATAGATTGGCGTGAAGAATTTGGACGTGGTGGAACTAGGGTTGGAGCTGTAAGAGCAAGACAAATAGTTAATGGTGAAAACTTATCAGATGATACTGTAAAAAGAATGTATAGCTTCTTTAGCAGACATGAGGTTGATAAACAGGCTGAAGGATTTAGTAGCGGTGAAGATGGCTACCCTTCAAATGGAAGAATAGCTTGGGCATTATGGGGTGGAGATGCAGGTTATTCTTGGTCAAAAAGATTGGTGGAACAAATGAAAAAAGAAGATGATAGAGCTATGCCTGATGCATTAAAAATTGGTGATTTTGTCAGTTGGAATAGTGCTGGTGGCAGAGCTAGAGGAAAAATAATAAAGATTGAAAGAGATGGGAAAATTAACATTCCAAATAGTGAACTTACTATTACTGGAACTGAAGATGATCCTGCTGCATTAATACAAGTTTATAGAAGTGGTGAGCCTACAGATATTGAAGTAGGACATAAATTTAGCACTTTAACAAAGATTAATCCCATAAGGGATTTTAAAGATTTCAATTCTAACGAATTGGAAAAACATCCTTTACTAAAAGGTAAAGAGGAGAAAACTATGAATAAAGAAGATAGACATATCCTCAATGTAACAGAAACAGACAATACTGTAGTGGTTGAGTTTGCTAAACATGAGGATGTAGAACAAGAAGGTGAAGAAGTAGAAATGACTGAAGAAGTCTCTATGATTGATGAAGAAGATAAAGAAAGAAATGTAATTGATATGCCTATTAAATATAGAACTATTGATTTATCAAAACATTCTTATCTTGATGAAGAAAATCGTACAGTAAGAATTGGTGTTTCTTCTGAAGAACCTGTTGAAAGAAGTTTTGGCATGGAAGTGTTAGGACATTCTGAAGGCGATATAAACATGGAGTTTATAGCGTCAGGGCGCGCACCCTTACTCTTAGATCACGACATGACTAAGCAAATAGGCGTAATTGAAGAATTTAAACTTGACGAAACTGCAAAAAGGACAACAGCAGTAGTTCGCTTTGGAAAAAGTGAATTAGCACGTGAAGTATACGAGGATGTAAAAGATGGTATAAGAATGAATATATCTGTTGGATACAGAGTCGATAAACTAAGCAGAATGGACAAAGACGATGAGACTTATTACAAGGCGCAATGGACACCAATGGAAGTATCTTCTGTAAGTGTACCAGCAGACCAGTCAAGGCTTGTTGGAGTTGGACGTTCTAAAGATAAACAAACATTAAACACAAAGGTTAAAATAATGGAAAACGAAAAACAAGAAATTAATCTTGATGAAGTTAGAACTCAAAGTGTGGATGAAGCTAGAAAAGAATTCCAAAAGAATTCAAAAGAGATCATTGATCTTGGCGCAAGACACAATAAAAGAGATTTAGCTAATCAAGCTATAAAAGATGGTGCTTCTGTTGAAGAATTTAGAGGTTTATTATTAGAAAATATTTCTAACAATACTCCTTTAGAAACTCCTTCAGAGATTGGAATGACTGAAAAAGAAGTAAGAGAATTCTCACTAGTGAGAGCTATCAATGCTTTAGCAAACCCAACAGATAGACGTGCGCAAGAAGCTGCTGCATTTGAATTTGAATGTTCAAACGAAGCTGCAAGACAGCAAGGCAAATCTGCTCAAGGTATTATGATGCCTTCAGACATGCTTAGATCATGGGTTAAAAGAGACTTAAACACATCTGATGATGCATCTTTAGTAGCTCAAGACTACAGAGGTGGAGATTTTATTGATGTATTAAGAAACAAATCTTCAGTAATGCAAGCTGGTGCTACTATGCTTAGAGGATTACAAGGGAATGTTGTAATACCTAAGAAAACTGCTGCTTCTTCTGCTGCTTGGATAGCAACTGAAGGTGGTAATAGTGGTGAGAGTGAGTTTACAGTTGGATCAGTAACTATGTCTCCTAAAGTAATTGGTGGACATACTGAAATGACTAGACTTATGCTTCAGCAATCTAGCTTAGATGTTGAAAACCTAGTAAGAAATGATTTATCAGAAGCTATTGCTACTGCTATTGATTTAGGTGCTTTAGCTGGAACTGGTAGTTCAGGACAGCCAACTGGTGTTTCTGCAACTTCAGGTATTAACACAACAACATTTGCTGCTGCTGTACCTACATTTGCTGAACTAGTAGCTATGGAAAGTGCTGTTTCTGCTGATAATGCATTACAAGGTAACTTAAGATATATTGCTAAACCTTCAGATTGGGGTAACCTAAAAACTGTAGATAAGGCTTCTAACTTTGGTCAAATGATAGTTGGTAATGATGGTCAAATTAATGGCTATGATGTTATCAGATCAAACCAAGTTACTGCTGGTGATTACTACTTTGGTAACTTTGCAGATTTATTAATTGGTCTTTATGGATCACTTGATATTACTGTTGATCCTTATACTCATTCAAAATCTGGAACAATCAGAGTGGTTGCGCTTCAGACTTGCGATGTAGCTGTAAGACATGCAGTATCTTTCTGTAAATCAAGCGACTAATTAGTCAATGCTTAAATGGAATGGTGGGGGAAACCCCACCAACTTAAATATGAAAAATTACTTAATACTAAAAGACACTATGGCAGCAGGACAAAAAGTTGTTGCTGGCGATATTGTTGAATTGAATGAAGATATAGGAAATCAGTTAGTGGGCTACCATAAAGCTGAAGAAACATCTAAAAAACCTAAAACCAAAAATTCTAACAGAAGTGTTGGTTTAGAAACTTCAGAGGTTGAAGCTCCAAAAAAAAGAGCTAAAAAATAAATCATGCCAATGGAATTTGATAGAGATTTTGATGGCTATTTACAAGATAGTCATGGAAGCGCTGGTATTGAGGTAACTTACACACCTACAGGCGGATCAGCGACAACTATCAATATAATATTAAATCAAGAATATCTAGACATTGATACAGCAGGCTTATCTATGCAGGGATATCAGCCAGTAGCTATGGCTAAAACAACTGATATACCAAGTATTGCTTTTGGAGATGCTTTAGTAGCTCCAACTATAAAAACATTAAGCGGTACTACTATTAAAGCAGCAACCACCTATAAGGTTGTTAATTTTGAACATGATAACGTAGGCATTACATCTCTTATTCTTGAGGTTCAATAATGGCAAATCACGTTAGGCAACAGGTCAGAGAATACTTTGGCACTAGACTTAATAATTTAACAACTACAGGAACTAATATTTTTGAATCAAGAGTTTATACATTACAAGATAATATAGTTCCCTGTTTAGTTATATACACAAAATCAGAAACATCTGAACCTATTGTTATAGGAACTGATAGACTTATGAGTAGAGAATTATCAGTAGT